TGGTAGCCCGTGTTGGTGGCCGCTGAACGGTTGCCCGTGTTGGTGGCCGCTGAACGGTCGCCCGTGTTGGACTCCTTAGCGTTTTTAAAATCAACCTTTTCAAGGATGAATTTTACCCCGGCACGGATTAACCCCGACAGTCCGATTTCCGCCCCAATTTTAATTTTTGACGAGGCAACCTTGCTGTCTCCGCCGTCTTTGCTAAGTTCACCGCTCTGCTCAACCTCACAATATCTGCTGTCGGCAGGCGGATAATAAGAAAAAACATCAAGCGGGTTTTCGCAAGCGTGAAAGCCTTTTTCGCAAACCTTAACATCACTCTCTTCATATTCCTTGCCGACTTCATATTGAAATCCCCTGCATTTGAGGTCCTTATCGAATCCCTTGTAATTCATAATTTCACCTCGATTTCCTCAAAAACATAGTCGACTTTTTTGTCCTCCGGCTCGTAAAGAGCGGCGGTCAGAAAGCTTTCGATTGAATTCCTCCGAAGTCTCCTCAGCTCGGCTCTGCGCCGGGCTTTTTTCTTTGCCTTGATTTTTTCGGCAATCTCACCGACACCCCCGCCGATGATAAGTCCTCCGAAAGCGCATACGATAAAAGCGGTTTCGATGCTCATTATGTTTCCTCCTTAATTTTTAAACTTGTCCGTCTCGACAACTCCGATGACGATTCCCGCCGCAACGCAGCATTTAATAAGATTTTCGCATTTGAGCGAGAACGGACGCTTTTTAAAGGCCGTGACGGTGTTTATTCCGACACCCGCCTTGTCTTTAAATTCAAGGTCTTTGAAGTGGTTTTCCGCCCATTTCTCCTGAATGACCGCCCGAAGCGTTCGTTCCTGGTTGCGAAACTCCCGTTCGATAGCCGCCTGTCGTTTTTCTGCAAGCGACATATAAATTTTCGGCATACATCTCACTCCTTACTTGCAAAGCTATCGTCAATAAATTTCTTGAGAGCCGTGTCCTCAATTCGATAATTTTTACCGAGTCTGACCGCCTCGAGCTTCCCGGTGCGTATCCATCTCCACACCGTAGCCCTCTTCACATTAAACAGGCGTGCCACCTCGTCGCACTTATTCCATTTTTTCAAAATATCGCCTCCTTTTTTCTTATTTTTGGTTGATTTTTGTTGCGTTTAGTGTTATTGTGTAAGTGCAATAGAAAAACAACAGAATATATTGACCTCTCTGATCGACCGTTTCTCTGTTGTGTTGAGTTTAGTTTATCACGGTTTGCCGTTAGTGTCAAATAGATTTTAACTGTATTCCGTTAATTTGTGCGATTGCACAAACGCTGGGGGTGATTTTTGTGTATAATTCACAATCGACAGCGCAAAGGATTAAAGAGCAGGCGAAGCTCCAAAATAAGCAAATCAAAAATATGCTCTCTGAATGTGGTTTAGGTATAAATGCGCTCTCTCAATTCGCCAAAGGACAGCATCTTTCCTCATTCAGCCTTGCAAAAATCGCCGATTACCTCAACTGTTCGGTCGACTACCTTTTAGGCCGAACCAACAACCCCGATATGTCCTCCCGCCTCCCGGAACTGACCAAAGAGGAGTGGGATAAGATAGAGCTTTTCGCTCAAGGTCTGATTGCAAGCAGAAAGTAGGGGAGATAGGCTGTGTTGAGCAACACTCAATTGAAACTCCTAAAATCAATTTCAAACCGAAAAATCATTCGGATAGATAAAAACAACGAGGACTTGGATTACCTTTACTCTCTCGGTTACATTGAGATGACACAGGTTGACAAACCGGGTGATTATTACTGTGAACCTTATATCATCGAAAGAGGAAGGTCGGCTCTTTATGAGGAGCGGCAAAACCGTTTCGACCGTATCTTTACAAGAACCGTTTCGGTAATCGCCCTTCTGTTATCTCTTTTTTCCCTTTTTATGCAGCTTCTGTAATGCTTCCGCATACTTCACAAGCTCGTTTGATAAAAGGTCGATTTCTTCAAGTGTTGCCCGGTGCTTTTCCGTCCCCGGCTCATACTTTGGAAGAACTTCTGTAATTGCCTTACCGATTCTTTCGGTTATGTCCGCTCCGCACGATTTAAGACACAATGCAAAGAAGTCATCAATAGTATCAAAACAGGCATTTCGGATATTGTCCTTCATTTCCTCACCTCCCTTTGTCTTTTAAAAAAGAGTTCCAATCATAATTCGGATCAAGTAGTGGGTCATCACCGAAACCAGTATATTTTCTCGGTTTCTGCCGTTCGTCAACCCTCTTGCCCTCACGATCCGTTGTCGGAAGAAGGCCGTTGACCTTCGGATTAAACTTGATACGGTCAAGCTTAGTAAAGAGCAAATCTCCTTCTTCCGTCCAATATTGATACATTGCGTGGAACATTTCGGGCTCGTCCTCACATCGTCCGCCGATTTCCAGTGTCTTTATAACCTTGATTACTTCCACACCGTGCATTTCCTCACCTCCATTTGTTATGTTGAGTTGACTTTTGTTTATTGTGTGATATAATACTTTATGAAAGAAACAACCAACAGCAGGAAACAAAAGTAAAACATATTCGCTTTAGTGTCGTTTGTTGTATTATAGTTCACTTTTGTTTCTTTGTCAAGTGTTTTTTATCAAAAAGTTTCTTTGGGAGGCAAAAGCCGTGACTCTATATGAAAAAATACAGGTATTGTGTAAGAAAAACGGTTTTGAGATTTCCAACTTGGGAGAAAAAATCGGAATAAAAATTGCCAAAAGTTCGATAAGCAAATGGAAGCATGGTTCAATGCCAAGGGCAAGTACCATTAAAGCAATAGCCGACTACTTCGGCGTACCCATTGAATATTTCACCGGAGAAGAGCAGACAGCCCCCGAAGAACGGGAGCTGTCCGAAAATGAGGAGCTGTTTAGGATTTTTTCCTCCCTCCCGGAGGATCAGCAGAAAAGCATTGCCGACCTGATTCGCAGTCTTTCAAAAGGTCTTTGATTTTTCTGTACTCGTCCCTTTTAAGCCTCGACAGCTTGTCCATTCGTCCCATAAATTCCTTTTTTGACATTTTCTTTTCCATTACGGTTACACTCTCCTTTTTTCTACCCTTGGCAGATTGTGTAAACCGTAACACATTTTCACCCTGTTGACCATTGTGCAGATTTTTGTTTGTCCTGTAAGCCTTCTGTTTTTATTGTTTGCTTTCGTCCCGATTATTCTGTTAAAGTATAACAAAAACCGCCGTGACAAGCGGTTTGAAGGGGAGTAGTAATTTTGCTTTTGTGCGAATATCTTCAAGGGCTTAAAAAGAGCCGACAGATGTCCACAAAGGACATTGCCGACCGTTGTGGCCTGCCTTCCGAGACGGTAAGAAGTATTATCGGGGGTAAAACACCCGACCCGAGACTCAGCACCGTGACGTGTATAGTCAACGCCTTGGGCGGAAGTCTTGACGAAATAGGGGAGGGGATAAAGCCCGAAGAACAAAATACGTCCGAATCGGTCATAGAATTGTACGAACAGCGTTTAAAGGACAAGGACGAGCGTATAAAGGCGGTCATCCGTGACAAGCGGATTTATATGATAACCGTCGGCGTACTCGTGCTTATTCTTATCGGCTTTTTTGTCGTTGATATTCTCATCGGCTCCGAAGGCTGGATTGTTTATAAATAAAAATGAGGTGAGTGTATGGCTAAAAATCAAGACTATCCGTTAGGTCTCAAATGGTACAAATTTTATACTTCGTTTTATCTTCCTGTTTTTTCATTTTTTTCCGGCCTTGCTTTGTTCGGTGATATATCAGCTCTGTTTGTTCAAAAAAGCTATTCCTATTACCCCTTATCGGAGCTTTATACATATGTTTTTTTGGGCTTAATATTAGAATTGATAACCTTTTGCTTTCAAATAGCCGCCCTTATCCGTTTAAGGAGAGACGATGACAAAAGCTTTGCCACCAACAATGCCTACCTGATTTTTCTTTGCATATTCAGCGCATATAAGGCCGCATTGTTTCAGGTCAGATTTGATAAATATAGCTCATTTAGCAATCGAGTAGTCATTGATACCTCTTCGGTGATTCCGGCGTTTGGATTTGTGTTTGCACTGTTGTTTTTTGTATGGTTCCTGCCGAATTATTTTTATTTAAAAAAGAGGCTGGATTATTTGTGCGGCACTTATATAAGACCGCCGAGTCAAGATATATTGAGTATGTTTGACGAAATAAAGGAAAATCCGCAGGCCGTAAAGGAAAAGGCGAACGAGCTTCACAGTGCCGGCAAGGTAGACTTATACGAATATCAGTACATAATTAGAAACTATGTCGACTATTTAAACGGTGACACTACCGTTACAACCGTCAGCCCGGCCGAAGATCATAAAGAAAATAACGCTTCTTCCGTAAACGGAGAAGTTAATGCGGACAAAAAAGAAAGTCAGTTTGATAAAGATATAGATGCGCACCCAGTACTTTCTTATGTTTTGTTGGGCTTTGGACCGATTCTGTGGTTAGCGGCGATTGCAATGCTTTTTTCCAGTGGCAACGCCGCTTTGGGTGCAATATTGCTTATAGTTGTGCCGTTAGTTGTTATACTATGGCTTAATCGGAACAAATTAAAATCTAAAACAACCGGGCAGTCTGCTTGGAAACAGACCCCCGTGTTTCGTTCCGAGCAAGATGCGCCGTGTTGTAAGCACTGCGGGGCAAAACTGATTGAGGGTGCGTCCTTCTGTAATAAATGCGGTCAAAAAACAGACTAAAGGAGAAATAAATATGTTTTGTGAAAAATGCGGAAAAGAAATTCCCGAAAACAGTAATTGGTGTCCTTTTTGCGGAAAAAAGAACGAGGAAGTAATAACAAGATATTTCCGAATTGCAATAGGTATAATTGGCGCACTTGCTGTGATATTTTTATTTACAAGTGCCTGTTTCGGCTTTGAACAAATGGGAAACCCCGAAACACGGGGATATAATTGGTCTTTGATTTCTCTGTTTTCATTCCTGTCGCTCGGCTTCTCGGTACTCTCCGCCGCCGTCACCGTCTATTTTATCTTCAAAACAAAAAAATAAACCCCGCCTTTCGGCGGGGCTCTTCGTGGCCGGCGTTCTTACATAACACTTAAACCAAAGGATTCGGTTACACGAATATACAGCGCATTTCTGCCTGCGAATCAATTATATCATATTTTTTCAAAAAATGCAATAAAGCAAAATCTTAAAAGGGGAGGTGCTTATATGGCAAAGGCAAAAAGGCTTCCGAGCGGAAACTGGCGTGTCCAGGTGAGCGTTACAACGGAAGGAAAGAAAATTAGAAAATCATTTACCGATTCCGACAAAAAGCAAGCTGAAATGGCGGCGCTTGAGTGGCAAAGTAAGATGTTTAAATACAATGAACAATCATCTGAAATAACACTTGGCGAAGCGATAAACAAATATATTGACAGTCGTCGCAATATTCTTTCTCCGGTCAGCATAGCGACATATGAAAAAATAAAAAGGAATTATTTTGTTGAGCTTCAGCAAAGAAAGCTATCAAATATCAGTCAAAATATGTTGCAAGCGGAAATAAATAATTTGAGCGGTAGATTGTCACCTAAAAGCGTTCGGAGTATTTGGGGGCTGATTTCGGCTACAATTAAACACTGTACCAACGAATCCGTGACTGTTGTTCTTCCGCAAAAGAAAAAAATAATATATTCAACCCCCGACCTACAGACCTCTCTTAAGATCTTACAAGCTTGTAAAAATACTGAAATAGAACTCCCTGTTACCCTTGCATTGCGGTTGGGACTCAGGGTATCTGAAATATGTGGCCTTAAATGGTCGGCCGTTTATGATGATTATATTGTTGTTGACAATGTTATTGTCTCATATGGTAAAGAGCAATATGAGAAAAGTCCAAAGTCCGCAGCCGGCAACAGAAAGATACCTCTGCCGGCAGATATTAAAGAAATGATAAATGCACAACCGAAAATTAACGAGTATGTGATTCAAAAAAGCGCAAAGTCGATCGGCGCAATGTTCAGAAGGATTTTAAAAAACAATAATATTCCGCATTGTCGTTTTCACGACCTTCGTCACGCTATGGCGTCGGCAATGGCGTTGTTAAATATCCCGGATAGATATGCTATGAAAATTGGCGGATGGGACAGCCCCGATATTCTCCATTCAATTTATCAACAAACCTTTACCAAAGAGGAACTCGCTTTTTCAAAGCTGATAAGTGATTTTTTTACTGAAAATTCACACGAAAATGCACACGAAAATTAAAAAACCACGTGTTTATGCGCCTTTTGGGCGATTTTCAGAGAGTTCGAGTCTCTCCTTCTCCGCCATTTGAAAAGCCGCTAAAGCAGCGGCTTTTCTTTTGTTTATGCGGGTTTCAGCGGTTTTATCAGTATGAATTATATTGCCAAAACAATATGATTATTGCACACATAATGAAAAAAATGCACACGAAAGTTCACACGAAATTCCACACTACATCGACAGCATTTGCCGAACCCACGCTACACGCTCAACATATTCTTTATGAGCGTGATTCCACTTGTCAAGCATTTCAACAGGCGGAGAGTAAACTTTCTCAAGTTCTGCAATGTCTTTTGTTGCAAAATCATGTATATATGAGGCGTGTTTTAATTCGTCCCCGGACATTTCCCGATATTTATTCGCATCGGTCATATTACCTTTTGCTTTTTGTTCAACATAACATTCGGCATAGTTTTTGGCGTCCTCGATTTCTTCGTTGATTCTCTCAACGTATTCTTTGATTTTTTTCATATCGTCACTCCGTTATCGTGGAATAGAGATTATCAATGTCCGACGGAGAAAATTTAAATGTGCCGAAAAGAGGGATCGTTATTTCGATTTTCCCCTTGCTCACAACCTGTTCTTTCAAATCCGCATAAAGTCCGTCGACATCTATTGTTCCGTTTTCATCGGATATTGCAAAGCTGCGAAGAAAAGGATTTTCACATAAGGACTTTTTCAAATTTTCGCTGTTCCTCATGACTCTTGCCACAGCAATTCGGGCGGCTATTTCCTGCCAGCTGTTCATCCTTGAGTAAACTTCCTTGTCCATGTATTTTAAAATGCCGTTAAGCACTCTTTCAAATTCCATATAAATTTCCTTTCAAAAATCAAGGGGCAGCGATTGCCGCCCCTCTTTGTCATTTTGCATTAACCGCCTGAGCGGCCGCCGCTGTGGGAGCTGTCCAGCTGTTGTAACGCTTCATCGGTTCGGGGCAAACGTTGTCGATCGGAATGACCGTTTTTGTAAGTCCCTGAAGAGCTGCAACGGTGTTTTGCATACAGGAAAGATTTGCCGCAACCTGAGCATTGACAACACTCTGCTGACAGAGCTGTGCTTCAACCGTATTAAACTTTCCGTCAATGTACTTGTACATATCCAGCATTTTTTGATCGGTATAGGTGTTTGCGTCTCTCAGCTTTACTTCGGTTTCAAGCTCGGCTATTCTTGCTGACTGCTCGGATTCGTATCTGTTGACAAAGTGGTCCTCACTGCAAGTGCCGTTTGCCGTTCGGCCGAAAAGACCGTTGCCGTTAAGACCTCCGGCAAGCACTCCAAGCGCTGTTCCGGCAATTCCGAGTCCAAGCCCGGTACCGGCAATCCCTTTAGAAGCGTATCTGTTTTCGTATTCCATAACAATCTCCTTAATTTTATTTATAAATCGCTCTCTGTGCACCGAAAGCAATTTATATTCTGTAATTATCATACAACACAAAAGACATTCTTGTGGTTCGTTTACAGCTCAAAAAAAGGTCAAAAAAATACCCGTCCCCAAAAAATGAGGACGGATAAATTATAAATTCGGTGTTCAATTGTAAATGCAGTCGATTATTTTCAAATAAATGCGCTTAATTCGTCTTTTTAGCGTAGACAGGGAAACACACAGCTCCGCCGCAATATCAGCTTGCGCCCACCCTCTCCTTAAAAATTTGACTATTTCAAGCTCATCATCGGTAAACCCGCAATGAGATATGTATTTTTCCCATTCGCTGTTATAAAACCGAAGCATGTGTCACACCTCCCGAAATTACTGTCCTTTGCATTTCGGTTTTTCGTATGTAAGCGCGTTAACGCTGTCGGAAATGCCGGAGGTAGTGGGATCAATAACGGCGTTCCACACGCTGACAAGCACCGAGAAAACCACATACGGATTAAGGACGGCTGCTTTGAGGGTGGAAAAGAATATTCCCCACGAGGTTATATCCGAGCCGGTTATACCGTAATATGCCCCGACGGGCACCACCACGGCAAGAATAACCGAGAACCACCACTGCGGATTTTTAATTCGTACAAGCCAATTGATTTTCATAATTTTTTTCTCCTTTCTATTCATGCGCCTTTTGGTTCAAATGCTTGTCCAGCTTGTCTTTGGCAAGGGGGACAGTATGGTTGCACCCCTGTTGGATAAGACCGTCAAGACAGGCGGAAAGACCATAGCATATAAGGGTGTTTTCATCTTTTATTGCTTTAAATTCGTTTTCGGTATGGTCTCTCAGTTCCTTTATATCCTTGGCCGCCTTGTCATCTTTGTTTTTGACGTTCGCAAGCCAGCGGAAAACAGCAAACAGACCGCCGATTATTCCGGCAATAACGGTTATCCCGGTGCAGATTTCAAATACAATTCTCAATGTTTCCATGTTATAGCCCCCTTATTTAACCGCAGCCTGTAGAATGACAAGTACGTCTTTGACGGTCACACGGCCGTCACCGTCCGCGTCAAGCCTCTTGCTCTGCTCGTCGGTCAGTTCGACTTTACCGACCGCTGCCTGTAAAGCAATAAGCGCGTCGTTGGGGGTGTACTTGACCGTCTCGGGAGTGGGTGCGGGCTGTTCCGCTTTTCTCAGTCCGAGTGCTTCGAGCCAGCACTCCTCACCCCAAACGCCGTCAACGGTCAGTCCGTGGTTTTTCTGCCATGCTTTGACTTTCTCGGCGGTGGAATTGCCGAAATATCCGTCAATAGGCGCGCCGACCGTGTGCTGAATGATTTTGACCACGTTGGAGTATTCCTTTGAGGGCTTTACAACGGAATTTTTGAGAACGTCACGGAACTCCTCATCGTCTCCGCTCCATGTCAGCCCATGCTGCGGGAATGACCAGCCGTCGGTCATGTGGGTCAAACGGACATTCCACACATTGCACTCACAAGAGGGGAGATTTTCGAAAGTCGGTACGGGGGTGACCGTCTGATTTTTCCAAAAAAACGGCTGCTTGCGGCTGTCTATATGTACAAAACCGTCGTCGTAGTAACAGCCGATTCCGTTTATCCAAAGCCCCTGCGCATAATGCGCCACATCGTAAGGCGATACACCGTTAACCACAATGTCAAAAGCACGTCCCTTGACGTGGTAAGAGTCGGAAGTGCCGCCGATTTTCTTGTTATAACTCGGGGAGCGATAGCCGGAGGTAATGGTTATTGCCTTTCCGAAATGCTGTCGGATGTCCTCAAGCTTGAAAGCAAGGTCAATGTCAATAGGAACATTGTCCGAGCCGTCGTGACAGGCGAACTCCGACACACGAAAATGCTCTGTCACCTTTTTGTTTCCGTCTTTTTTTACCGAAAAATTGTATACAGCCATGATTTAAAACTCCTTTATTTCGATTTTACGTTAAATATTTCAAGGTCAAGCGTCCATTTGTTGGCCGTGCCGCTCCATACGGCTGTACCCCTGTGCATTGCTCCTGCGGCGCATGAAGTATTACCGCCCATGCCCATGTTATTTGAGATGATAGGCAGATTTGAGGTGGTGGAGCTCTCGGTACACCATTGCGCTGTCAAACCCGCCGTACCGGCGTTGTAATACTCGACCTCGATTTTGTCCCCATCGTTTGCCGTGTCGGGCAACTTAAGGGTTATTGCCGCCGTTGCGGATATTTTATAGTGCTTTCCCACCTCAAGCACGGAGGGGAGAGTGGTTGCAACAGGTAGGTGAGCCGAATCATAATTGAGCCATACAAGGGCACGGTTTTTAATGACGAAGATCATCGGAATGTCGGCATTGATTACACCCGCCGCAAAGCTTATAACAGTTTTACCTCCGACATATGCAGCGAGTGTAAATTCCGCGCTGCCGCCCGATGCTTTGACTTTGACCGTCCCTGCGGTGTTGGTTCCTCTTGCGAGTTTTATAGAGAAAATCCCGCTTGCGTTATATCCGCTCGGAGGGGTAAAGGTAATAACATTGTTGCTTATTGCGCCCGAATAGGGAATAAGCGCGTCATCGAGTGTTTTTACCGTGCCGTTATTTGCAACGCTAAGGCCTTTACTTGTCTTAAGCTTGTTGTTTTCGTCAAAGCTGTCCGAGCTTGTTCGAATAAAAACATCGTTGTCAAACGCATTTATCCAAATCGCCGTTTCGGAGGATATAAGCCAAAGACAAACAAGCTGCCCGTTGCGAATACGCCTGAGCGAAACGTCATCCGCAAAACTTCCGTCGGGATTTACCGTCTTGACCTTAACAAAACCACCGTCGGCAAAATACAGAGTTAATTCTCCATTGCCTGAGGCCTCCGTTTTGCCCGATTTGGGGTTTATCCATATAACTTTATTACTGACGGTGCTTTTGCTTGCTATGGCTACTGTCAGCGCGTCAGGGGTACCGTTTGAGTCCTCCCAAACGCGGTTATAAAACTCGGCCGTTGCGGCAGCGTCGACAAGTGCCTTGAATTCGTCTGCCGAAGTTACCGTTCCGGGAGTTGTCCCCGTTTCAACGGTTTGAATTATGAAGGGTGCCGACTCAAGCTTGTAAGAGAGTGCAGAACCTTCACCGCCGTTGCTTTGATACAAAATTACCGTTCCTTCATAAGCGGAGACATTTGTTTTCATGAACACGGGAATTTCTGCGACAAACTTCCCGTTGACATATTCACAGCTTACCGTTGCGATAACATTTTTTGCTCCGCCGGATGTGTAGGATATGATCATTAAAGCGTTTGTATCGTCATCGAACGTCAACGACACGCCTCCGCTTTTTGGTGTCATCACAAACATTCTGCTATCTGTGTCGGTCGAAATAAGATTTATAACGGGAGCGGTGCTTGCCGTGCCTTTAAAATCAATGTCAAACCGATAAATGACCTTTTTTTCTTCCATTTTTCATCACCTCGTTATATTAAAAGGGAACCTTTTTTAGGTTCCCTTTAAAACTATTTTTGCCTTTCGGCGTATTCTTTGGCTCTCTTTTCCTGGTTTGCGTCCTCGTCGGCGGAGTCCCTCCATTTTTCAAGAGTGTCATCGAGATTATCATACAGCCCGGTAAGACTCAGTTTTGTTTTTATTTCCGCAACTGTTTTGGTGTCTTTGTTCCGATAGGCCTGTTTGTATTTATCCCGATATTCGTTTGAAAACTTGTTTCTGACATTCTGCTTTGCCTCAAGGGTGACTTTGTTCTGTCCTTTGGAATTGACCGCATATTGGTCGGCGCCGTTTTCAAGAAGCTTTTGTTTTTCTTCTTCAATCATTGTACGAACGGCCTCTTTGGCGGCGGAGGAGTCGGCTTTTGCATATGCGGCGTTGTATTTATCCATGTTCTTTTTCGAACTTGTGCCCGTCTTTTGATTTTCTCCGCTTGAAAGCAGGCTTTCTCCTTCGGCGATTTTATCGCCCAAGCTTACCATGCCTTCGACAAGCTTTCCGATGTTTGCAACGGGAACGCCGGTAAGGGTGCCGGTTATTTTTGCAAGGTTGAGCCCCGATTTTCCCAAATCCTCTAAGTCGCCCTCGCCATTTACATATTTCGAAAAAGAGTCTCCGAACTTTTCGAGGTAAACGGTAAAGTCGTTGATCGTTTCCACGCCGCCTATGGTTATAAAATCGTCGGCATTGCGACTGGAAAAACTGCCGTCATAAATTTGGTAGGCCGCTTTTGCGATTTTCAGCATTTCGCTTCCGAAAAGGAGGTTTGACACAAAGCTATCGAGGAAGTTATATCCCACGTTGCCCCAAAACGACTCGGGGGTTATATCGTCGTCGGGATCTCTGTACGCATAAAGACTCTGAAGCAGAATGTCCACTATTGTTTTCATGGCGGTAAGCGTGGTGGTAGCGACAATCTGTGAGAAAACTGCTCGGCCGAATTCGTTCCTTGCCGTCTTTACATCCTCTGCGGTGACATCGCCCGAAGGATTGTTTTTATAGCTTTCGGAATAACTTCTCATTCTCGAAAATGCGTCGTACAAAATACTGACATTTTGGAGGCGCTGCGTGTAGAACATGGTCATCGAACGAATAAGGTCTTTGTCAGACCGAAGTACGGCGGGACGCTGCATGGTGGTGTAGTTGGGCTGTGTTCGCTCTACTACTCGATTGAACACCTTTGCAACTTCGTTGTAATAGTCGTCCTTTGCCTTTTGGAATTGCTCGTCGGATATGGAATTTGCCTTGTGTTCGGCCGTCGCTTTGTCAAATGCTGCTTTCAGCTGAGAGTTGTTGTCATCAACATAAAATTGCGACGCATACCAAAGCCGTCCCACCGTGGCTCCGTCGATTTGGGTAATCCAATTCATAAGCCATGCGGTGTTTTTGAGGACTTTGTTTTGAGTCTTTCCCAAGTCCTTAATGTTTCCGATTTCGGGATTTGAATACCCCGCCATACGGTAGGCAAGAAGGGGAGAGTATTCGGCAATAAGAGCCTTGTCGGCTTTTTTGAGTCCCATACCAAGAGCTTTGGTAAGAGGTTTCCACCCGATTTCCGCCGCTGCCGTGGGATAGGAGGCCGCCTGTGAGAGTGCGACTCTTGCATTGACCGAAAGGGTGGCTTGAGCCATGTTGCCGCGAATTCTGTTAAAAAAAGCGCTGCCGGACTTTTGCCTTGAGCCGGTTATATCTCCGAGAAGGTCGGAAATATACTTTCGTCCCTGTGTTCCGAATTTTTCTCTGAGAGCGTTCTGCACCGATGTAAGCCCGTTTTCGTCGGTCATATTCTTGCCGTAAACCTTTTGAAACTCTCTGACCGAAGGCATAAGCCCCGCATAATTTGCAATGTCGTCGATATGTCCGTTGATTACGTCGGTAAGACCTTCAAGCATTATCGGGCTTCCCGAAAAGACACGCTCTTTTGTAAAGCCCATGTTTTCAAGATTTGCCGCCTTTTGAATTACACCGAAATCCTCATTGCGGAAAGCCGAATCGGTATGAATCGGGAAGTAGTTTTCAATTCTCGCCTTTTCAAATCCGTAAACCATAAGCGTAACGGCGTTCATTTGGTCACGGCTGAATCCGTCGAAAAATTCCTTTGCCTTTGCAATCCACGCCCTGTCATAGTCGGTCATTTGTTCCGCAATTTTGTTTTTGATTTCCGCCGCTTTCGAATACGCCTGTGCAACAAGCAAATCGCGTTTTTCGTAAAGCTCGTCAAGCTGTTCGGCCTTATCGGCGGCATTTGAGTCCTTAACGGTTTCTATCCGCTCTCTTATGCGGTGGATTTCATCGACAAATTTGCCCTGCATAATTTCGGCTCTGACAGCGCCTTTACCGAAGGCTTCATTCTTTCCTTTGTAATATCCCTTTAAATCGGGAACGGTGAGACCGCCGTAAATAAGGTGTCGGGTGTTATCCTCGTTTTCGAGCATCATGTAAACGGCGTTCATCATGTCTCGGGTTATCTTTACAGAGTTTCCGTCGGAATCCACAAGGCCTATGTCGACCAAATCTTTTTCGTTAATGGAAATAAGGCTGTCGACATTCTTCTTGTTTTTGCCCTCCACAAGCTCGTTGAACATCCGTTTCCCCTCGATAAGGATTGACGTCTTCTTAAGCTGTCCGTCGTTGAGCAGCGTGTACATCTTTTGCCATGCGCTGTTCTTTGCAAAACCTCCGAACCGTTCAAATACAGCCTCCGGGCGGGATTGTGCAAAGGTGTATTTTTGAGACAGCCGACCCATGTCCTTTGCCTGTCTCGTTTCTTTTATAAGCTGCTTGCTGAATTCCTTTGCGTTATGTTCCTCGCCCGCAATTTTAACCTTGATTGCGTCCTTGCAGAGCTTGTCCACGGCTTTGAGCGTATCGTAAATATACTCAAGGTTTTCCTTTGAAACCGCCGTAAACTTTCCGCTCGATTTTTCCACAAGGTTTTGTATCATGTCGGCAACGGTCGAATCATAAGCGCTTTGGTACTTTTCGCTTTTCTGAATCGCCTCATATGCCGATTTGAGGACTGAAAACTTTTGCGAAAGAGCGGCGCTTTTTCCGCTGTCAAGGTTGATTGCATTAAGCACTCCCGCAACGCTGCTCATAAGCTCTCGGGGGATATACTCATTCTTTTTGGGATAGAGCAGCCGCCTGTTCATGTCGGCGGTAAGCGCCTTTATTTTATGACGTAAAGCCGTTCGGCTGCTGCGTTCTCTGCGCTTTTGGTTCTGCTGTCTAAAGCTTTCCTTGAGCTCGGATATTTTAGTGTCCCTCTGTTCTCTGAGCTTTTTAAGTGCCTCTTGCTTGTCGGCCTTGAGCTCGGAAATTTTTTGTTCCCGGATATTGACCTGCTGTTGTGCTCTGTCGGCAAAGGTCGTGTCGGGGCTTATTTCGTAAAATCTCTCGAGAATGTCCGCGCCGAGCACCGCTGCCGATTGTTCGGCCGACAGCTCGTCATTGCCGAGATACGGGTTAAATCCGCTTTTCTCATCAAGGCTATCCCTCACCTCGATAAGATTTCGCCACATATCCTGAGTGCTTTGCGCGTCCTTGTCGAGCAAGGGAACGGCGGCGCAAAGGTCATCCCAAATCTCGTCGATGTGAACGGCGTTTTCGGTTCCCTGCGCCCGCATGTTAAGTTTTTTGCCATATTGTCTGTATGCCGCGCCGAAGGTGCCGAACATGGCCGTCATTTCGGCCACGTCGTCAAGGTTCGGAATAAGCCGATGACTTCTCAGCTCTTTTTTATAGCTTTCAAAGGTTTCGGGAGTGATGTCCACAAAGGACTGTGCAATGACCGATTTTGCGATGTTGTTTGCCGCCTGCACGGCGTATGCATAGTCCCAAGAGTTCTTCTCGCTGTTTGCGATAAACCCGTAAAGCCCCGTCAGCTCGTCTTTAAGATCATAAAAATTTATTTCGCTGGAATATTCGCCTATAATGTTTCGGGCGACACGGTTAATGTCGGTCTGCACAAGGCGGTTTGCGCCTTTCCCGCCCATTCTCTTTGACTTGACAAATTCGCCTTTCAGCCTCTCAATCTCGGCCTTGTAGTCGGCATTGCTCCGCATGAGGGAGGAAAGCTCCGCGTCGTCGGTCAGCCTCATTCCCGCGTCGGATATAGAGGCCTTTGTCTCGTCGGAAAGTTCAAAGCTTTTATATTTGTTCGAATTAGACAAATATTCCTTGTCGTTTTGTGCATAATATTTGTTGACAGTTTCTCTGTATTGTGATAAACTGTTAGAGTAATCGGCAGTAAATGCATGGTCGGGGAATTGGACCCCGGGTCTGCTTTTACCAAGCCGATTATTTTTTTCGGACGCATAAAGAATGCGTCCTTCTTTTTTTGCATTAAGCACATAGTTTAAAACATTGCTCTTTCCGTAACCGCTCAACATAACATTGCTGTCAAGGGTCATGTTATAAAGCTTGCCCTTGCCGTCCGGCTCAATGGCCGCAACAACATTGACACCGTTTTTGTCGGTGAGGCTTGTGACCGCTATAATGCGAAGGTCGTTTTGCTTTGCAGAGGATTTGATTAAGAAAAGGGGCTTTTCAAGGGCTTTGGGGAGACCGAGCAGAATGTCTTTGCCAAGGTCATGATAATTCCGCCCTTTAACATATCTGCCGTCGGCTTTTGCCTGCGCCTCGCTCACCGTCATTGTGTATACATGGGTGGGAGTTATGAGCATGGGGCGGTTTTGCAGATGGAGAATACTCTGAAGGGAATTCGGAGTGTTTCCCATGTAGATGTGATTATTCTTGTCGAATGTGTTGTTAAGCACACCGTCAACCTGTTCTTCAAAGCTTTCGCTTACACTATATCTGAATTCTCCGTATTCCGATTCATATACCGGCACGGTGCCGCTTTCAAAGAATTCGTTTATGTCGGACAGTATTTTTGAGGTTGCGGTTCCTTTGGGATAGGTTACGCTTCCGGCGGAATATCCGTTCTTTTTGGAAAAATCAACGCTGAATTCGTCGTTGTCTTTCATTATTTCGGGGATAACATCGCGGAGTCTGCTTATCTGCTCGGCATTCGGAGCGGCGGATATATCTATTCCGTAGGTCTGCATTCGGATGTTGCCCATATTCATGAAATAAATAAGGCTGTCGGAATATTCGGCGCTGTCTGGCATATCGAGAATTTCCGAAATTTCTCTGTGGTCTTTGACACGGTAGCCCTGTCCGTCGGAAAAGTCAAGCATTTCACCGTTCGTGAGAATGTATGAGGCCAAATCCACTCTTTCGGTAGTGCCGAAGGTGTCAACCGCCTTTTGTGCGTATTCGGCCTTTTGCCTGTCGGTGAGGTCGTCTACCGTCCGCATAAATTCATCTCTTGACTGTTCTTTTGCGCTGTCAATTCGCGCACGGAGATCCTTTTGTTCTCCCGTGATTTCCGACATACGTTTTGAGGCGGCATAAAGACCGCTGCTGTGTGTAAATTTTCCGTATTCTTTGATTGCCTCGTCGAGATCATCGCCTGCTCCCGTTGAGATAATGTCAAGCAGCCTTTTGTATTCGTCGCTTGATTTTATACTGTCAACCTTTTTTTCGAGTTCTCGGTATTCACTCTGCAATTCGTTGAGACGGTCGCTGTCGCTTGTGCTGTATCTCACATCGGGATTATCGGTGGGATTTTTGTTGTCAATCAATTTTGCTTGCTCGGAATTGAACGCAACATAAACATTAGAAGTTCCGTCTTTGTGTTCCCATTCCGCTATCATTCCGTCGTAACCGGTAGAATCGGTGAGCACGTTGTAAAATTCTTTTACAAGCATCGGATCATAGCCCCGGCCGTCGGCCACGGCAATTTCATAAACGAGATCGGAGTCGTTGTCGTTTGTGGAAAATAATTGATCAACAAATTCTCTGACGGCATTTGCTCTTGACGTACTGTAAGTGTCGACATAGTTTGAAAGAAACGAGTCTTGCCATGTAAGACCTTCATCAGCATACTTTTCTATGTCGAAATCAATTAAAGCATTGGCCAATTTTTTTATTTCATTTTTATTTACCGTAATTTGATTGTTGTACAAAGGCTTTGTAATATTCAAATAAAACTCTTTTTGAATATTACCGTATTTTTCGGTTATCTCGGGATCGTTGCTGAAATAAAATCCATAACCTTCTTGAGCTCCGTTTTTGCCTGCTTTTGAAAAATCAAAGATATTAAATTCATTGTTGGTTCCGTGCTTAACGACAAGAAGGTTTCCATCTTTGTTTCTCACCTTACTGTTGGCAAAATATTTCTGCTGGTTTTCGGAAAGTTGATTTCCATTGCTGTCGGAAACCGAAAAAGACGAATTATTTTTTGGATTTTGCATAGAATGGGTATTGACATTACCGTCTTTTTGTGGTACGGTGAAGTCGGCGGAAGGTTTATTGCTTTCCGTGTTTGAACCGGAACTACGGTTGGCTAACGGCAATTTGAGCCTATTCAGCTTCAACCAGTTATCGGTTCTTTTTTTATCTTGATAAATAATATCACTTGTGTTTATAAAACGCTGCAAAGCAACATCTTTCCCGTATGCACTTGCCACCTTGATAAGATTAAGAGACTTTCCGTTGTTTGAGGTTGGATTGAGCTCTAAAACAGCCAAAACGGGTGCTCCGTTTGCGTCATAGACTTCACCGAAAAGCGTTAATCTGCCGGAAACAGTTTTGGAATTCATTATTAAAATGGGCGTTTCAAGAATATTCGGGATTTGTTTTATCACTTCGTCGGTCATTGCGGGGTGATTTTCTTTTATTTTAAGGATTTTTGATGCATCCCAACGAATATTTGCGTCCCTGACTCCCACAGATTTAAGAACGGATGAGGTTCTACCGAGCAAAAAACTGAAACGGGAGCTCTTTTTGTCCCATTTATCGTATTCGCTTTCAAACTTGGGGTTTACAGAATACTTCGTCTCCACGTTCTCCGCACCGACACCGAAACGGTAATTCTCCGCCGCCTCGTCAACGCCCGTCCAAAGCATATCGGCTATTTTGTTCATATAGTCAACATCGCTCATAACCGAGTTTCGGATATATGCGTTGTCGTGAACAAAATACTTGTCAAAGGCATTGTTTATCATGGCGACGAATTCCCTGATAAAATCTTTGATTTTCTCGGCAATGCTCTTGTGCTCGCCGGCGAATTTTTCCCATTGCTCCTTGTTGGTCAGCGCCTCAAAGCAATGCTCGGCAACAATCTCCTCCTCGATTTTGGCCTTAAAGTTCTCGTCATTTGCATAAGCTCTGCCGTAACGTCGCGCATAGTCGTTAAATACCGACTCATATTGTCCCGCCTCTTTAAGGTGATCTATAACAAAAGCCGTGAAATCTTCGGCATATTCCGCCGCAAGGTTCTTTATCATGTGGAAAAGCTCGTGCCCTGCCGTGGAAGTCAGCATATTTTTACCGTCAAGAGCGATTACTATAACGTTTCCGCCCGCATATTGACCGTTTATAATTTGGCCTTCAAGCTTCAGCTTTTCCGCAAGACTTCCCACAACTCGGATAACAACGCCTTTTTGCTTTGCCCATTCGTCAAGCAAACGGAGCTGACCGCGCTGATTTTTGTTAACCTTTCTGTCGGCCGAATAATCTCGGACAACACCGCCCGTCTTTTCAGCCTTTGTATTAGCCTCTGTGCGGGCTTCAGAGCGATTTTTATATTCATCCGTCTGTCTATATTGGATTTGTCTTTTCGTCTCGGCTTTGGCAGCCTTTCTGCCCGCCTCGTAAATCCTGCGTGCGCTGTCGCCTTTAATATCTCTCGTCGAGCGTTTAATGTCGGCAAAGGACGTTCCTTTTTTGCCCGCTTCGTAATACTTAGTGAAAGCTCGGTCATAGCTCGAGGCGGCAAGGTAATTGTTGCCGTTAAGATATTCGGTTGCATAAAGCGTCCTTGCCTCTGCCGGTTTTGCCGTCGCACGATTTATAACCGCTGCGCTTTCGCTGCCGATGTTTGCGGCAAAAGGAGAGAGATTTTCTCCGTTTTTTGTTGTGACATATGCGGCCACACCGTCGCGGGTGTTCTTGAAAGAGACGTTTGTTACTTTGTCGTAGTTGCTTTCGGCCAAAATATCGTCGGTGCGGGTGTCGAGGGAGTCTTTAAGAATAGCGGTAATATCTTTGCCTGCTCCATTTGAAAGCTCCTTAAAAACCTCCTGTGCCTCCTCTACCGTGTTTGCAGATAAAAAGCGGTCGGCTATTTCGGTTTCTACTGCCGTCTGAAGGTCTATTGCCGAGTCGAGGTCGGTTTTTCCTTCCGCAAGGTCGGCGGCCTCCTGTAAAAAGCCGTTGTTTCTGCCTTGCTCTTTGGCATAGTTAAGGAGCTGTTCTCTCCCGGCGGTTGAATAAGCGAGAGTAAGCCTGTCAGCGCTTTCGGCAGCCGTTGTCTGAGCAGTTCGGTATTCGTTGTAAACCGCCATTGCGTCGGCATTGTGAGTAAGCGCGGTTCTTTCCTGTCCTTTTACCGAGTCAATGCCCTCATTAAAAGCCTTTGCAATGGTTTCCGAAAGACTGTTTGCGTTCTCAACGCCTTTTGCCTCAAGCTTTGTTTTGATTTCGTTTCGGTCGACGGTATACGCATTTTCGAATTGATTTGATACTTCATCGGAAAGGAGCTTTCCAAGCTTTCTTGCCGATACCTTTTCGCCCTTTTCGATTGCCGCTTTTGCCTCTATGGCTTGTGTGTTTTCGGGGTTTGCCTTGATAATTTCATCGAGGGCGGTTATAACGCTGTCGGAGGTCTTGAGTCTGTTTCCGACTTGAATTTGTTTTATGCCTCTTTTTGCGCTTTCGTTTATTTCCACGGCCTTTGCCATGTTATAGTTGCCGCCCGTCATAACAAGGCCGGAGAGTGCTCCGCCGAGTCCCGCCGAGAGGTCGTCTCCGAGAATTTCCGTAATTGTTTTTGCGGAGGCTTCGGAAGGGGAGAGACCTTCGTTTATATAGCCGTAGTATTCCTGCATAACCTCCGATTGGTCGGCATTTACAAGAACATCAACAGCACGGTTGAGAATGTTTGAGGAGATTTCTTCGCTTCCTTCGGCGATAAGGGATTTTCCGAGCGTGCCGATAAAGCTTTTCGGGTCTTTAAGAACCTTTTCCACCGACCATATTTCGGTTATAGCCTCGATTGCGCCGGAAGTAAAGCCCATTGCAAGAGCCTTGCCGTCCGAAAGGCCTTTCTCTTTTGCGTCAATAATGGTTTGGGAGGCTACTTGGCTGCCCATAAGGGTAAAGTCAATGGTCTCAAGAGCGGCTTTGGATATGCCTTCACCGCCGCCCGCCGCCGCGCCTATGCCTTTGGTTACTGCCATTCTTGCAACGTTGTCCATGATACTTTCGGCGGTTTCTTTCGCAAAAAGACCCAAAGAACGATAATTGCCGTTTTCGTCCCGTCCGGCAAGCGCAAATTTTGTGTTCCAAACGCTGTCGGGGTTTTTCTTAAGGTAGTCCTCAAGCATTTGTGAGGTGGTTCCTCTGACTGTGCTTGTATAATGTGAAAGAAGATGAGACGGGGAATTCGTATCAATCCCTTTGCCGGTCATCCCGTTCCATGTGTCCTCAACAGAGCTTATTCCGCTTGTGAGATTGGAAAGAACCGCCAAAGCGCTGTGCATATAGGGGTTGTCCTGCGTGTCCTCTTGGGCGACTTGGGTAATGGTATCGGTCATTCTTTTGTTTAAAATGGGCGTAAGCTCATCAAGAAATTCCGCAGCCCTGTTTTTATCGGTGTTGTAAAGCCCGTAAAACACAGAGCGTTCCTTGTCCGTCATTTTGACGTTATACATATTGGCGGGATTGTTGTATACGTCTGCCGTGTTGTCTGCACCGAAATACACATCGGATTCCTTGTCTTTTTCAACTTCGCTGTGCTTCAAAAACTCGGGATCGTCAAGCAGCGGCATATATTTATCATAAATCTCCTGCTGCAATTTCTCGAGCTGTTCGTCTGCTTTACGCTCATTGTAATAATTGCGTAATGTAGATGCGGCCGCTTCATATCTTACGGCTTTATCGTTTGCAGCCGCTTTTTCCTCATCCGAATAAGGGTCGTGGTTATATAAATCTCCGCTGTCCTCAGGCGACCCCATTTCTTGATTTTCTTGCGCGAATTTTCTTATGCGATTGCTTTCATCCCTTGCATTTTTCGCCTGCCCCTCTTTAAGCGCAAGCTCATTTTCAAGTTCTTCTGTGGTGGCATAATGCTTTTTGTTGTTCTTTAACCATGCAAGCTCTCTTTTTTCGCTGTCCGAAAGCTCATATTCCCTTACGGCGAGTTTATGTTCCGCAAGGGAAAGGGTTTTATAATCGGCACCGTCGTATTTTAATGAAAAAGGATTTCCGTCATCGTCATAATCGGCGCGGTTATTTTCCCAATCAAGCTTCAGCTGTTTGAGACGTTCAAGCTCGGATTTTGCGGAATTTATTTTTTCTTTGTTTTCTTTGGAAATGTTTTTGGCCGTGCTGCTTGACTTTCCTCTAAAACCGTAACGTAGTTTGTTGTTGCGGTTATAGTTATCATACTTTTCCTGTGCCGCCGCTATAAGGCTGTCAAGCTTTTGACCTTCGCCGTTTGTCATGTCGGTGGCGGCATCATAGCTTTCGGCGCTGTCATACTCGGCGAAAGAGTCCCTGCGCCGCGAAAGCTCATCCCAAAGCCCCTGGTCGGAATATACAGCAGAGGCCTTTGAAATATAGTCCTCCATTTGTTTTACGGCATCGGCACCGTAAACACGTTCATATGCTGCACGGTTTTTCTCGAGTCTCTCTCTGTAATCCTTAAGGCTTGCCATGGAGGAGTTGAGATAATCGCTTGCGGCGGTGTAGTCATCGGCGGTTTTGAAACCCTGCGAATAATATTTATTAAAAGCATTTTCTCCGACTGCGTTTTTTCGGAAGGCGGCAATGTCGTCAAAAAGTGTGTCTTTTCCGCTGCGAATGTTGCTTATGGGCTTCATCTCGGAATAGGTCATGGGCTTTTCGTATTTGTCGACCGTCTGCTCCCTCTCAAGCGCCTTTCGATTTCTTTTCATTTCAGAATACGTCATGGTATCTCTCCTCATCTGTATCTGCTGTCTCGTTTTTTCAGTTCTTCTCCGTACTTATCCATAAAATCATCTCCGTAACCGAGCTCATTTGCAATTTCATCAACAATGTCCACATAATCGCTGCCGGAATAACCGTAAGGATTGCTGTTGAGATAACCGTAAACTGTATCTTTCAAGGTAGTCGGGTCTTCGATTTTTTTAAGCTTTGCCTTAAGTGTGTTGGTCATTTTGGTTTTAATGCTGTCGCTTTGCTGATTTTTGGCCTCAAGCTGTGCCTTAAGGCTCGATATCGCCGCCGACTGGTCGTTGTTTTTCTTGGTTTCGTTCATCTGCTCCCGCCACTGTGCGTCCGAAACGCTGTCACGCTCTCGTTGATAGGCCATTTTGTCGTTATACTCGTCGGCACTCATTTTGGCGTTTGCATTGTTCCATTGATTTTGAATGTTGCTGTCGTATTTGCTCTTTTCACGATTGTAGGTGTTCTCGTACATACTCTGCGCCATGCTTGCAAGGGTTCCTTGCTGCTCAAATCCAGTTGCCCACCGACTGTAATCGGTGTTGTCAAGGTTCTGATAAAGGCTCGCAAGGTTAAGCAGGTCTTGTCCTTCCTGCTGATACCGTTCGTAGGCCAACTGTTCAAGCTCGGGTATTTTGCTGTTGAGGTCGTTCATGTAATTGTTGAACACCTGTTGGCCTGCGGTTTGGCCGTAAGAAGAACCATAGCCCCCCGTAAGCGCCGCCGCTTTGCCCTGCGTGTCCTCCATGGCCTGTTTTCCGTTACGGGTATATTGCTCCTTATATAAACCGTAAAGCGCGTCCTCAGCCGTATTGTATGAAAATTTATCACGGTTCTTTATGGCATCTACCGTTGAATTGAGGTCGTTTTGATATTTGCCGTTGTATGAGCCGTAATTTGCAAGGCGGTTAAATTGAAAATCCGCCTGCTGCTTTTTTCTTTTTGCGTCCTCCGACTCGGAAAAATTATAATTTATGGGGTTAAAGCTTAATGCCATTTTCAAACTCTCCTTTCATTAAACCGTTCCTATTGCAAGCCATGACACAGGAACCGAAAAATTGTTGTCATCAACGAAAAATCCCACGGCCATAATGCGGCTTTTTATGTAAAACCCGCTGTTCTTTGGGTCGCAAACCGAAAAATCATAGAGACAGTAGTCGGTTTTGCCTTGAATATAATCATCGGGCGCAATAAATATCTGCGGTGCCGATTTATATTCGGTGGGAAAAGCAATTTCTGGTGCGGTGTATACAAGCTGACGCAAGGCAAATGTTCCCACTTCGGTTTCTGCGCTTGTCCTTTTTGTAACCGAAACAGTTTGAGGCAACGACCAATCCGCACTTGATAAGTCTCCAAAACCGATATTTGTTTTTCCGCTCTGAATAAGCGTGTCTCCGATTTGAAAAGATACCACCCCTGCGGTTTGCTTTTTTACCGATATTTTGGCCGTGCCGTTTTCGTCATCGTTATTACATTCGATTGCTTCTTTTGCCCGCATAAGGTCGACAAGCTTGTAAAGATATTCATTTATCTGTGCGATTTGCTGATATGGATTTCCCGAAAGGGTAGGAGGGAGTCCATAATCGTATTTGTTTTTGTTGCTCATCGTCTGCTCCCGTATTTATACATCTTTGAAATGCCGAAAAGGGAAAATGCGCCCTTTCCCGATACTTTTATTCTTACATGATCGCACCGGCGGGGGACAATCGGTATATTTACCGTTGCCATTCGTACAGTAGGATTTACCGTTCTGTACTCCTGCCATGTTCCCGACGAGTCATACATGAGCGACACCGTAAGACTTGCGCCTTTTTCAAGCTTAAGTCTCATCATAAAGCGGGAAAGACTCTTTTTGTCGGGGCTCTCAAGCCCCAACTCTCCCGTTTCAAAGAACCACCCGAAAGGACTTTCCTCTTTGGGAACAAAAGGATTCATTCCCACATTGCCGTAGATGCTTTCGGACGAAAGATTGAGTTTTCCTTTTGTTCCGTTAACGGTTTTGATTTTTCCGTCGTCTCCGTCAAGGAAAAACATATCTCCGTCGCACTCACAGCAAAATCTCATATATGTGTCTTGCTCTTTTGTCCATATCCCTGTTTGTGTGTCGTACACAAACAGTTTATGAACGCCGAGTCCGTCTTTCATAGAACAATAAAGCTTTTTCCCGCACGTTCCGAAAACAGCTTCGTAATATATTTCATGGCCGAGCGGAGAGGAGATTTTTTGCGGAATACTGCCCGTATATGAATAAATACCGTCGGAGGCCTTGTAGTAAAGCACACCGTCAATAATTGCAATGCCTTTGTAACTGCCCTTTTGTACTCCTTTAACGTCAAGAGTGACCGAAGTATAGGGCGTGTAGTCTCCGTAAACCTTGTGTATACATTCCTCTTTAAAAAAGAGAATTTGTCCGTTCCATGCAACGCAGCCGGTAAAAACTCCGTCGGTGCCGACCGTGATTGCTTCCGCGTCGGTACTTATTCCTTCATAGGCATACCAATTGTCGGGGTCTCCGAGCTTGGTACAATAAATTTCGTGGCCGTCCTCTGAGCAGCCCCAAAGGCGATTGTTATATTCGGTAACATAGGCAAGGTCGGGAACGCTCCGGCAAATGGCAAAGCTGAGAAAATTTGAAGAATATTCGAGGGAAACGGTTTCGGGGCCGGTAACCTTAAAGGTGAACGGCTCAAGCTGAATGTCGAGAACAATTCCGCCCATGCCGTTAAGCTCGCCTATAATTTTGTAGCCACGCGAAACGTATTTATAAAAGCTCTTTTTGGTTATTTCGGTAAGATAAGTTTCCTGATTAACCTTTATGTCGCTTGTATAGTCTCCGTTGTCAGAACGTTCAAGGGGAGTGTCGTTTGAGGTGGTATCATCGGTAAAATAAAAGTCCACAACGTCGCCGGTTTTAAGCCCGGTGAAAAGATATGAGCCGAAATCATCCTTGACGGCCGTTTTCCAATCGTACACTTGATTCCATGAGGCTTTTTCGTTTCTGTAACTGAGTCGGAAAAGCACGGCCGACTCTCCGTATTTTTTGTTGTTATCGGAATTTGTTTTGTCGGGAACGTAAAGCCAATACTTTCCGTTATCGTCGCTGTCGATATTTTCGGTGGTTGAGGAGGGCTTTTTGGTGGGTTCGTCGTGCTGCTTCCATGACAGCTCATATATATTACCTTCACCGTCGCAGGGGACGAAATTCACATTTGTATAGCGATAAGAACCGCTTGTTGAAACATTTCCTGTCGGCAGCTCGCCTCTGAATATCTCCATAAGGTTCCATGTCTTAATTATGTTGACTTCTTCTCCGTCATCCCACTCGGTTTCAAACCATATTTTATCGGGGAAAATACAAACCTTGCTCCCGAGCTTAATCATCTGTCGGTCTTTTGTGCCGGCATTTTGTATAAAGAGTCCGCCGCTCGTTGAGGCTTGCTGTTGCTTTCTGCCGTTGTCATAAATCCAAAGGGGAGGGGAGGTTCTTGTGTCTGAAGGGTCGGTGTCAAGCCACATAGGATGTTCAAACCCTTTTGACACCATGCCGCGGCAAGAGGATGTCTGAGCCACCTCGTACCTGCGTTTGCGTGTGGATATAACGGGATAATCGTCACAAGACAGGTTCTCCATGTCAAAGAATTCCGAAGAACCTATTCTTAAGCTGTGATTATATCCCTTGAATTCCTGTATATACTCCTGCGTCCTCCCGAGTGAATTAAGCGTGGGATAATTCAAAAAAATCACCTACCATAAGATTATCTTATTTGTCCCGTCTGCCGTGGCTTTTGGGAGGTGTGTACTGTTCCAATAATTTCGAAATTCCGAAACAAGACTCTGACACATACTCATTGCGTTGTTATACTCGTCCACTTCCGAATTTATAAGACAGCTTTGTGCCTGTATGAACCAACTGTATGCCTCGTTGTAAGGAGGCGGCATAATAAGAGTGCTGTCGCTTGAATAGCTATCGGGTATGTCAATCGGTGTATCGTGCGTATCTATAACAGATTGCTTTATTTGAAGGTCAAGGTTGTGCAGCCACACCCACTTGTCCGAATCGTCAAATTGATCGTCACACATGATTTTTGCGTTGTCTATCGCGTCTTGAACTGTCATTTATATCCCTCCATACGAATATAGGGCGGAAGTTTCCTCCCGCCCTATTTCTCTTTGGCTTAGTTCTGCGCTAAGCTCTCCATAATGTCGTCAGCAGCTTCCTGCTGGGTGAATGCGTTTGCGATAACTTCGGCCACGGGCTTGGGAACACTGCATTTTATTCCGCGTGGAACAAAATATGTTTTCCCGTTAATTCCCACCTGTATCGGCTCCTTTTTGAGGATAGGATCGGAGGGAATTTTAACCTCAACAAACTCAAACATAGGATTAACGACCTTGGCCTCTTCGGCCTTTTCGGTGTTTACTTCTTTAGCCATATGCTTTTCTCCTTAGTTCTCACTTATTTTTGTGCTGTACTCGTTGATGGACTCGATACGAACCATATAGAAGTCATTAAGAATAATGGCCGCTTTGGTTGCCTTCCATCCGGACGAACTTCTCTGATTAAGAGGATCGTCGCCGTAACCGAGCTGTTTGACGATGTGCTGAAGACCGCCGCCCGAAAGCTCGGTAGTGGCATATGCATTAGAACCGAGCACAATGGTGCTGAATACGGCTCCGGCGGTTTTCGATGCACCCTTTCCGCAAATGACCGACCCTGCAGGAACAACGGCCGCAAGAGCAGTACCAAGGGTGATGGTGGAAGTGCCGGTACTGGTATCTGCGGAAACGCCGGTGATGGTGTTGGCTACACCGTTAACATATACCTGAGCGGTAGCGGTTGATTTCTCAAAAATACCGTTGACCTTGACGGTGGTATTAGAAGCCGCCGCATCAGCCGAAACAACGGCTGAATTTTCTCCGCCTTTAAAGATTGCACCGGGAAGGAACACCTTTGCTTCGGTGGATTCTACAAAACGGACTCCGCCGATGGATCCAATCTCTCCCTCGAATATCTTGGTGGCGTTGCTGTATTTGTTAACATCGATCCACTCGTCGTCAAACGACATTATGTCATATGCGGTGAAAGGATGGATGATGGCAACATACTTGCCGTCAATGGTGGGTGCATTCTTAGCTTTAAGGGTTGCGGCCGCACGGAAGATCTCATCAAGGGTAATATGGCAGTCGGCGGTCAGATCACCACGGCTGTAAATAGGAGTTTTGCTGTTACCCGAAACCTTGTGGGCGTACTGAACATTGGTGCCTCCGTTGATGACCTCACGGGTGATGGTGTCAAGGGTTCTGCCGGCCTGACTTCCCAGCACCTTAGTGCGTTCGTCAAGAATGGGATCAATGGTAGTGAGCTGGAGCAGGTCGGATGACTGAATCCATCCGCCGTACTGTTTAATGGTGGTGGTGATCGCAGAAACGCTCAGGTTCTGTCCCTTGGGGGTCTTCGCTTCGGTAAGTGCGGTCAGTGCCTTAGGCAGCGCGGCAGTTCTGCGGAATTCAATGGTTTTGCCGGACCCCGGAGGAATGGGTTTCTTTACGGCAAACTGGTCATGAATGAGCAGGGGCTCTGCACTTCTGAGCAGTTGGCGATCGTAATAAGTCTTCATCTCGGCCGACATGCCGGGCGAATCGGTGGTATCGGGGGTGGTAGATCCGTCAAACAGATTAAGTATGATTTTAATAAGTTTCATTTTTTTATCTCCCTTCTTTTTTAAACGGGGAGATGTCAGAGTTTAAAGTTTTATTTTTTCTCCCCGTTGGACACGTCGGGACACATCCTCAAGTTCTTCTTTCGACCATGAGGACGGGTCGCTCTTTGTCTTGGCAGGGGCCGAACCGTTCATAGCGCTTTCTTTCGGGCGTTGTCCGTTCGCCTTTACGCTGTCTGCAACGGCTTTTTGTGCTTTCTGCTCCACAAACTGAGTGTAAGCGGGCATAATCTCATCGCGATGGATAAGCTCGTATGCATCGCGCACGGTTACACCCGGAGTCTGGAGCAATGACCTAAAACGATCGCTTTTCAGTTCTTCATTGAGGTTGAGCTGCGGATAGATACGCTGTGCGTCCTGCGCCTGCTTCATCCATTCGGAGACCTGTTTGTCAATCGTTTCCTGTCGCTGTCTTTCGGCCATTTCTCTTTTAAGAGCCTCGTTTTCCCTAAGGAGAGCTTTGCTGTGTTTAAGCTCATCCACGGGCATACCTTTTTTCATAGCCTCTTCTTCATAAAAGCTGTCGTCTTCATCAAGGGCTTTTAAAATGGCGTTCGGGTCGTTTGCGTCCACTCCGTATTTTTCGGAAAGGCGCTGACCGACGGAGGAAAAGGCTTTGAGCTGTTTCTCCGTTTCCTTTGATTTTTTAAGACGATCGCTTAAGATACCTTTGACCTCAGCGTCAAAGATGTCTTTGAAGTCGGCTTTGAACTTGCTGTATTGTTCGGCTCTCGACGGTTCATCGGCACCTGCCGTGCCGTTGTTTGCAGGAGAGGTCTGCGCAGATACGCTCTCTGAGGCTCCGCCTTCGGAGCCGCCGCCCTCACCGTCAAAGAGATTGAGGACGATAGGAATAAATTTTTCGAGCATAAAAAGCTCCTTTCTCGTGTCTTTCCACGGCGTCAAAAAATCTCGTGTCTTTCCACGGCGTCAAATTAAAACGGAGGTGAGCTTAAAACTCATCTCCGTTAAATTCAATTAAATCTGGAAACTGTGCCTGCATTTGTCTAAAGCACATATCAAAGACCATAAACAGGTGAATGACTGTGCCCTCGTGTGCTTTTTTCGGCTTGCAGCTTATTTTTGCGCTGCCTTCCGAAAGCTTTATAACGGCCGTTCGCTTAATCTGTCCCATGTCTTCGCAAAAACAGACGTTTTGAGCAAGCCCCGATACAAGCGCGGATATTCCCGCGCACACAAGAGGATTGTTGTCCTTACCGTTAGTTGCGTGCCCAGTCACAGTTACCGTATGTTTTAATACACTTGATTGAATTTTTATCATATATCCTCCTTATGCGGGACTTGAGGCATCGTTAGCTCTCTGTCTCGCCTTTTTAACCTGTGTGTTTTCGGTATTGCTGCTGTCAAGATTTATGCTTTCCGAACCTCCCGACGGCATAGGCTGTTCCTCAATTCCGAATTGCTGTGCAATTGTGGGGAGGTAACTTGTCCCGAGCTCGCTGTCCGTAAACTGTGCAAGGCTCAAAAGCTGCTGCTGCAAAATCTGTATTTTTTGGAACATAAGGCCGTTTTGCTGAACCTTTTGCATAAGCGAATCTTTGTGCGTAAAGTCCATTACGTCGAGAAGCGCAAGCGCTTGGTCGGCCATTTGGGGATTGAGAATTCCGAGCTGATAAAGCTGAAGCATAAGCTCATTGTTTGCAAGCTTGGTGTAAGGCGATGCCTTTTCGGCCGTGACTTCTATATCGAATTCGGGCACTCGATAGCCCTCTCCACCACCAAATCCCATTTCAAAGCTTTGCGCGGCCAAATTTGCATTGCTGTAAGACACAAATTGCTCGGCTCCGAGCTCTCCGACAATGCGGAAGGTGCGGGGAACGTCGTAAAACTGCCGTATGCGCTCGATACACTTTTGAATAATCCTTTTATAAACCCTGTAAGAGGCCTTAATCATATCTCTCGACAGCTTACCGCCCTGCTCCTGCAAGGCAGCGATGCCCGACGCGGCAGTTACTCCCGATACGCTCCCGCCGTTGTTGACATCTCGGTTTCCCGAAGTTTCTTTCATTTCGTCAATGCGCATATTGACGGTGTTAAGAACATTGGAGCCGATAGGGGAAACGGTAATCTGCCTTATATCATCGTCGGTAATGCCCGAGCCCACATGGACAAGCGGGTTTTTCCAATTCAAAAACTCCTCTTTGTTGATTTGGCCGTCTTCCTTTATGAAAAAACGGGGAGTGGAGGCCATGAGAGTATTTGCGGCAATGGCCTTATTTATCATATCAATGTATCTTTGAGGGTTCTTGCAAACATCAACATATCCAAAGGCATCAAGGGTTCCCTCCTCGCAAAAGAGCCTGTCAAGCTCAAAGGGATATTCCCCGTCGGCATAGAGTCCTTTCTCTGCAAGCGGTTCACCGATGATGTTCCCCTCCTCGTCAACAATGGGGTCTGTTTCGTTTTCGGTCGCATAAAGCACTTCATCGTTTGCGAATTTGCAATATTGCAGCACGGTTTTTCCGTCCACGACGGTTTTGTAATACCAATCCACCACGGCCGTCTTGTTCGTCGTGTCCACACTATCGTCGTGGGCATACTCTTTAACCGTTATGGCGGGATTTGACAGCTTTCCCATAAGCTGTGGGTACTGTTGTGTGAGAGTCTCATTATCCACAAGAGTGACCACAAATATATCTTTGCTGTTTTGCAGGTCGGTAATGCCCGGCTCCCAAAACAGATTTAAAATGTCAACTTTCGATATTGCAACATCACCGAGCCCGTTGTGTTTTGACGAGTCCCAAAACACGCCGTAACAGGCTATACCGTTTTTAAGCTTATAGTCCCATGCCGCCGAGTAGGTGTCCTCGAAATCATTCCAATCGAGGAGGGTAGGCATGATTGAGGTCAAAATTGTGGCCTCCTGCTTATCGTTCTCCTCATGGGGGCGTATGTTAAATTCGGGATATGCATCCATTGCGTCCGCGTGCTTTGAAATAATGCAGTTAAAGAGCCATGCGGAGTTTGAAATTTGGTCGTTGTCACCGCCCGTGTGGCTGTGTCTGAGCCTCCACCATTGCTCGTTTTCAATAATGCGGTTTTCAAGCTGTGCTTTACCGTTTCGATATTTTTCAAGACGCTGTCTCGCTGCGCGTATCTGCTCAACACCGATTTGCTTTACCACTTTTTCCGCCCCAACGGCGGTTTCTGCGTTAAAATCGGTGCCTTCTTCAGTTTCATTGTTATTCTTTTTGAACCTATCAAAAAAGGACATTAAAACACCTCTATTTTGCGATAATATTTGTTCACGTCAGGCTGAAGGTCGAGAGGATCATCAAAGACCGGCTGCTTATGTTTTTTGATAACCGGCTTAATCGGCCGAGCCATACACATGTACCTTGTTTCGTCGGCGATATGGTCTTCAAGCTCGGTGTCAAGGTCTTCCGGCTTTGTCTCGGAATATATAAGCGTCGGAATGGTGCGTATAAAGTGTTTGCAGCTGTCAAAGACGTACATCATCGGATAGCCGTTTTCGTCAAATGCAAAGCGGTAATGCATTTGCATCCAACCGGGAATACGTGCGTTAACTCCGGGAGTAAAATATATACCATATCGCTTGGCAACATCGGCCGTTGATACGCCTTTTGAGCCGTCCCAAATGGAAGGGTCGGCCACCCCGTGAATAACCTTGCCCTTGAGCCATGGATGCTCATGCTCAATCCGTGAAATTTCGGCAAATTGTTCTTCGGGAGTCCATTTAACTCCCGTGTCGGGCTCGTTTTTAACACAGCCGTAAAGCTCGAGTATGCGATAAAGCCGCCCGTCATAATCAACAGCCCACCATCCGCATGAGAAGGGGTCGGAATAACCAAAGTCATAGGAGCGATATATTTTCCAATCGGCAGGCGGTTCAAAGCCCTTAATGACGTTCGTATACTGCCTGTCCTCATAGTGGTTTGGATTATCCACAAAATCCTCAAAAAACTGACCTTCAAAGATATTCCAATCGCCGTCAAGCCAGGCTTTTTTTAACTTTCCCGTCAGCCCTTCAAGCTGTTGCACATAATCGGGCTGATTTTCCATAAGGGGCTTATTATCTTTAACTTTTGCTTGAATAAAGACATAATCATCGGGGTTTTCCGTTTCTTTAAAACGTCTGTCAATAAAGAGCCTTTTTACCCACGCATGACCCTGTCCGCCGGGATTGCAGGTCAGATACATTCGTTTTGGAAAGTTATTAACGCCGCGAAGGCAGGCGCGGAGCACTTCAAACTGATGTTCGGAAAGCTGTGTCGCCTCGTCGAGAAAGATACAGTCATATTCCGAGCCTTGAAAATTGTCCAAATCGCTATCCTTTGCGCAGTAACGAAAGGAAATGGTACTGCCGTTTCCGAAAGTAAACATTTTCTCTTGCTTATTATATTTTGCAATGCCCGCAAGCTCGACGCGGAGCACATCAATGTGGTTTGCGGTAAGCTCCGGATAACTCCGTCGAACGATAAGCACCTTTATTCCGTCATAATTAAGACATAGAAGCTTTGACTTGGTTCTAACCGCCCACGACTTTCCGCCGCCTCGTGCGCCGCCGTATCCTATATACTTCTTCTCAGACTCCAAAAAGAGCTTTTGCTTTTCATTTATATATGGAATCGAAATTACACTACTGTTACTTTGCATACTTTTCACCGCCGCCAAAGTCGACTTTTATCTCGGTGGCCGCATTTTCTTCCGTGGTCAGCTCTTTTATGTCCTTAAGTGAGGAAACAATCTGACGGAGCTTTTGCGTGTCCACATATCCCGTCTGCTGCATTTGGCCGTCTTGTGTCAAAAAAACATCGAGCTGGTTTATCGCCAACTCGATTTTTTCTGTAAGCTTATCCGAAAGATTGAAAATCCGCTCTTGTCTGTTGACATAATCGTTTGCCGCCCGTTCGGTGATTTTTTCTGCGGTTTTTTCAGCTAACATTTTCTCGATTTTAGGGGCCTGCTCCCGTTTTTTCTCACCCCACCGCTCTTTGTGAGCATGATATTTTACTGTAGAGTAAGGAATGCCGTGCTTCTCGGCCAGCTTTTCGTAGCTTATATTTCCGTTAATATATTCATTTTTTACTTTCTTCCAATCTAACATTTTTAATTACTCCGAAAATCGGACTCGTGTCTTTCCACGGCGTCAATCCCCACTCAAAGAAAGGGGCGGTTACAACGCCACCGCCGGGGCTATATAAAATAAGGAGGAGGACAGACGACAGGCACGGCGGCGAGTGAAATGTTCCGCCGTTCTTTTCTTGTCGCCAATATCATGTTAAAACAAAAAAAGTAACAAAAGTAACAAGGTTATTTTTTTTCGCCTTTTATGTAACGATAACAGGTCATCTTAACGCTACTCGCCGTGTTCCCGCCGCCGACCTTATACGCGACCTTTCCCCATGAAAACCCGTCAACGAACCGAAAGGACATAATCATCCGCGTCCTACTGTCGGGAATGGAGGCTATGTACCGCTCAAGACGGCTCTGCTCATGAACGCATTGCGTGATTTTGCTGTCGACGATGGCCTCGAGGTCTGCAATCTCAAGGGCGAGGTTTTCAACCGCACTTTGACCGCTGCCGGCAGAGGAGGGGAGACCGTTAAGCTTTGGGGACGATGCAACCCCTCTCCGTGCTCTGAGCCGTGCAAGCCGCTCCCGATCGTGCTCGATTTCCCGCTTTAGGTGGTAAAGCTGGGATAATTCTTTAAGGGTCATTCTTTCATTTTCCATTTAAACCTCCTGCATTTCCTGCCCATTGCTCGGCCATGGCTGCAGCCACACCGGGAAATGTCTTGCTGCGGATTTTTGCTCTTTCCTCTTTAGGCAAATACTATGCCTCGTCATACCATGCGGGCATTGTCTTTCCGCTGCTGTACCGTTTGCGCGGAGGAACGTCCACAATATTTGTGGGATTTAATTCGGGCAAGCCCTTCAACCAAAGACAGGTTTTCTTTTCAAAAGGGTCTCCGAACTGATAAGGGTTAATGATTTGGTTGGGCTTCCGCCATTCGCTGCTCATTATTCCGACAGGGTTTTCAATGGCGATTTTATCGCAATCAGCGTTTGCGAACGCCATGAAGAATTTAATGGCCTTTTCACGGTCTTTATATCGCTGAATTGCTTTGTCTCCGTACCGTTCTATATTGAACCACCTATTCCCCGTCACGGTTAAAAAGGTGCACGGCGGAAAGGCGATGATCATATCCCAACGCCCGTCAACGGAGTGTTCCGCGCCGTCGGCGGTTTGAAATTTCGCAAACCCGTTAAGCAGCGGGAGCACATCACTTTGTATATGCCACTCCGGGTGTCCGCCGGAGCAGGGGATTATATCACAGCTGTAAGCGGTGTGCCCGAGTCTCCGCAGCTCAATTGTGACTGCTTGGCTTTCCTCGCAAGCAACAAGTATGTTCACAAATCCACCTCATTTCCCCATACGTCCCACCCGGGTGTTTTTTGACGGGCAAACAGCTCAATGCGGGGGAGGTCTCCCATAAGCTCGATGATTTTGTCTCTTGTAACATCCGGCTTTTTAGAATGTGCTATTAAAGGCGCAAAAACAAGTTGACTGACGCTATTACTCTCCCTGTGTGGTTTGCCCTTAACAGCAATGAGACAAGGCTCTGTGTTGCCCCTTGTCCACCGTCCAAGGCCGAAAAAATAACCGTTCCCGCTGCGGTTTTGCTTGACCCATTGGAAACCGATACTTTTATACTTAAAGCCCCAAGCCTCAATTACTTTCAATGCCTCTTTGAGCATAGGGTAAGTTGTCCAAAGGAAAAGCACACAATTATCCGCAGCCAGATTCTGCACCGGCAGACCGCATATATCTTCAACTCGCATCGTGGGGTAGTGGTCGGCGGCATTGCCGTTGCACCTTTTGTCTTGATAGCTCCACGGCGGGTCGGCATAAATGATGTTGTATTTCTTGTTCGGAAAAGGTATCATTTTATATCCTCCCTTATTTCATGCCATATGCGCCCTTAACTACAAAGAAAAGCCCCGTGGCAAGAAGCAACGTGCCGAGTATGAATTTAAACGCGCTTATGTAAATAAACCCTTGTGACATCACGAACCCGGAAAGACCGCATATCGCATATCCCGATATAAGCTCAATTATTTTTCTCTTTTTCATTTTTGTCCTCCTCTTTTTATTCCGCAAAACATATCTTTAATATCATTCCACTCCGCAGCGAACCACTCTTTCCACCTCTGGCAGTTGCTGTAGTTGCAATCGGTCTTATTTCTCGGGCAGCACTTGCAGGGCCGCTCCCGCTTTTGTCGTTTCATTTGATTGTCACCCCGTATTCCTGGTATAAAACCGCCTTGCAATCATCAAGGGACATACGCCCCTCCGCAAGCATATCGAACACCTTTTCAATCTGCCGTAAGGTCTGCTGCACTTTTACTTTTCCGAAATGGAGCTTGTCCGTCAGCACGTTTGCCACAGCCACATACATAACCTGCGCCATATCCTCAATGGCTCTTTCCCGTGCCTTTTTGGTTGAATAACAGTTCATTCACCATTTTTCCTCCTTAAATTCTCTACATTCTTTTTGCAGTTTGTTCCAGTCTTTTAAGGCGAGATATGCCGACTTAAATTGAAAGATTCCTCCCCTGCCACACACGGGGCAAAATATTTCAAAGAATGTGTCAGGTTTTCCTCCGCAAACCTTTAATTGAGGCATTCCGTAATATACGCTATCCCCACTGTTCGGTTCGTGGTCGCAACAGACGCACGGCAAAATTTTGTCTACTTTCATTCTTCTGCCTCCGAATTAAGCCATTTGGCAACAACTTGTTTCTCTTCGCTTTCGGTTTTGCAAACACAAAAACTGTAGCTCATTTCACAGCTATAAGAGTTATACGGGCAATAATCACATACATCAGAGGAAATGCCTTTCAAAATATTTTCTGCCATTTCCTCAACGCTCATTGCCTTTATATGCTCATAGTTTGTCACATTCTCACACCTTTCTGCGTTTATATATTTACTCATTACTCAAAATCCTTTCTGAAAAACCTAATGCAAAATTGATATTTCAGCCACAAAAAACCAATGGCAAATTTGCAATTACACGACCCCCAAGTAATACCGACCGTGGGAATGATTGCAAACTGCTTTGCTTTATTTAGCTCCGTTCTTCTTGCCTTCATGATTTTTCTCCCTTCAAATATTCGCAAATAGCTTTCTTTGCCTCGACCCAGCCATAGCACACCATAGCACAGTACCCCTGCTTTGATAATGCCGACAGCCATTTGTCTTGATTTTTCGATGTTTTGTTTTTTCCGAATTTAAGCTCTATGTAAAGTCCGTGGTATCCGCCCCGTGCTACGGGCAGAAAAAGGTCGGGCACACCCGCTTTAACTCCCTGCCGTTTAAGGTTCGCTGCCTCCGCCTTGTTCCTGCTGCCGCCGTTCGGAATGTGGTATAGGAGATTAAGCTCGGGCATTGTTCCGGCCGCAAAGTTCGCCCATCGGAAAAGAGCTTCCTGCTCCCGCGCTTCGTGCTGTATGCTCATATTGCCTCCTTAAAACGGCAGATCGTCATCGTCTGCGGGCTCGTTAAAATTCGAATAGCTCGCATCGGCCGCCTGCGGTGCTTCGTACTGCGGCGCCGAAGGTGCTCCGCCGTAGCTGTCCTTTTTGGCGTCGGCAAAATCCACCCCGCTTGCGATGACATAAACCGATGTGCGGTTGTTGCCGTCACGGTCTTTGTATTTGGAGGTCTGTATCTGTCCGGTAACGCCCACTCGGGCACCCTTGACAAAATACTTGCACACAAACTCGGCCGTGTGCCTCCATGCCTGTATCTGAATAAAGTCGGTGGGATATTCGCCGTTTTGGTCTTTGTAGTCACGGGGCACAGCGATTGTAAAATTAACAACCGCCGTCCCGCTTTGAGTTTGCCGCATTTCGGGGGTTTCGGTAAGCCTGCCGATAAGATTAACACTGTTCATTTGCTCTTTTTCTCCTTTGCCTTTCTTATTTTCTCAAGGGTACGGTTGATTTTGTAATTCCGCTCGGTTGCAAGCTCTTTTTCGCCGATGCCGAACATGACTTTCAGTTGGTCGGTCATGATTTCCACGTCGGCGATCTCCTCCACAAGCCCGAACACCGTTCCTTTCTTGTGCCGGAGCTTTTTTGTGATCTCCTGTTGCAGCTCGGCAAGCTCCTCAATGGCAACCACCATTTGCGCCTCTTTGCCGAATGTCTCGATAATGGTCTCAAAATTTCCTCTGTCCTGTTCTGTCATATACATCCTCCTGTATGTTCTAAAAGTTCAACCTTATCAGCATTGGTGCGAATAAGGGTTTTGGTTTTGCTCTCGATAACATCGACCGATTTTCTCAGCTCGTTATAGCGGTCGATCCACAGCACATAAGCTGTTATGCGGTCACATTTGACCGTTGACACCTGTCCGCCGGATGTGACCTCCGCCGTTATGGGAAGTCTCAACCGAATGGCGCGGATTATTTCTTCGCTGCTCATGTCAGCATCTCCTTAACCTTGTTAAGGTCGTAGGATTTATTCGGTTCGTTCTTTTGCGAACACTCGCCGTAGTTACCGTCAAGGACTTTTGCAAAGTTACTGTCCTTCATGAGCCAATCGAAATTAGCCACCCAATCCCTGTTGTTTTTGCCTTTTAGAAAGTCTGATGATTCGGCAATCTCAAACAGCCTTTTGAACTGCTCCCCGTTGTACTGCTTCATTCGGGCTTTTATTGCCGCCTTTCTCCTTTCCGATATGGCCGTTACATGTGGGAACGAAACGCAAATTTCGTTAAACATATCAACGATAAGTTGATATGTTAATATTTCTCCTTCTTCTTCTCTTTCTATTCTGTCGGCGTTACATTGCGTTACATCAGCGTTACAAGTAACGTTACAGTCGGCGTTACATTGCGTTACATCAGCGTTAAAATCCGATATTGATTTTTGCTTTTCTCTATGCTTTTGAACCCGCTGTTTTGTTTTTGCTCTTGCTTGTTCCAATCGGTCAAGGTTCTGATGCTTTTCCCAATTTGGAATTGTGTATGTTCCGTTTACAACCTCAATCATTCCGAACTGTTCAAAGACCTCAAGAGCGCTTTTCACAATGTTGACGGGTCTGTGAAAGATTGTGGCAAGCATTTTGTCCGTGTACGGCGTTTTTTCGTTAAGCATGAACACACCGTCATTGTTTTGTTTGCCCGCCATGCAAAGGAGCTTGAACCAAATTACAAGCAGTGAATCGGCTTTCGGCATGCTTTCGATGAGTAGTATCTTATCGTCATCGAAAATATCGGTGCACACCTTTATCCATTTGACCTCTGCCATTTATAAACCCTCTCCTCTCGGAGTGCTTGCAATCACTTTGTGTTTTGCCGTGACTGCGGCCCTTGCATTTTCTCGGTTTTCCCGCGCCCTCGCAAACTCTTTGCTTGCGTATCGCTCAAGCTCGTGGATGTTCTCGGCCACGAAATAGCCTTTGTTTGATGAGATTATCATTTTATAAGGGTCTGCGCCCTCTCTCGTCTCGGCTTTAAGCAGCCGTGTAATTCGGGGAGAAAAGCCGAGTGCCGCTTGTATCTTCTTTGCCGAAACGGCGTTTTTTTCACCAACTCCCACAAACTTAAGGAGTCTTTGTGCCTTTTCCGTCATGTCATTACCTCCATTCTTCTTTCAAAAGTGCCAGTTTCTCGGGCGGCAGGGTCTCAATCCCCACCGCCTTGCAATCTTCAATTATGCTGTCGATAAGCGCGCTCATCTGCGCTGTGTCATATTCCGACGAACCGAAAAAAAGCGTAAGATTTGAGCAGCCTTCAAACAAAGCGTCATCCATAATTGCCTGTCGACCAAGATGACTTCCGTCGTCCCAACTTTCGGCAAGCCGTTCAGCGGCTTTTGTGGGCAAGCAGAAGCTTTCCGACACACCGCCTATGTTTTTTATGGCGTTTCTGTAAATCTCGCTTTTCTTCTTGTGCAGAGCCGCCGACAGCTTGTCTATGAGTACCCATGCGTAGGCATTCGCATCAAGGCTCCTATGCTCTCGGTGCTGCTTGACAGTGAGGTCATATTTTTTGTTCTGCAAAAGCTTTTCGCAAAGCTTTTTTGCCTCTCCGTCCTTGACGTTGATCATGAGCCATTCACCGGCGCTGTCAGTTTGCCATTTGGCCGACGTAAAGGAAAGCTTATCCATTGTTCATTCCCTGCGCCACTTGCCACCCTGCGAGGCACTCTCCCGAGCAAACGGCTACGCCGTATTTGTTCTTTGACTTTGCGGCAAAATCCGCTCCAAGGGGCTTTCCGCACATGGCGCAGGGAACGGTAGCAGGGGAGGAGGGGGCTTTCTGTCCCGGTCTTTGATTTTGCGTGGGAGGAGTTTCAAAATTTCGCTCGGCATATTTATTGTCGGCATCCTCTTCAAAATAGACATCGGCTGCAACGCCTATGTTTTTGCAAGCGTACGGAAGCGGGGCCGACCGAGCCATTTTAAAGGCCTCGTCTGATGTATACTTTCCGCTCCGTTCAAGCGATACATAAGCAGCTCCGCCGCAGCCCTCTATTGCCTCGCTCCATTCTCCGTCAACACGAATGTACAGGTTGAGGTTGCAATGTGCTGTTACTGCGCCGTCGGCTCCTTGCTCAAGCCACTCTTTTGTGACTACCGTTTTCCACCCAATCCCGCAGGGCCCGAATTGCTCGGTCAAAGCCTTGATGCGCCACATGGTGTTGATGTTGGTGAAGCCTTTAAGCCGCCCGGCTGCGATTTTCCTCTTGGCACTTTCCGGGACGGAACGGAGAGCGTTGTATATCTCCATGTTTTCCTCTTTGCTCATATTTTCCACTCCTTACTTAACCGTCATGTTGATTCGTTCCTCGAGCTCTGCGCAGGGGATTTTCTTGCCGTCTATAAGCGCCGCTTTGATTGCCGTTCGGTCGGGGACAGGGTCTTTTGAAATAACATATTCCTTATGCCTTTTCGCCCAATCGTTAAAGGCTGCCGTGTCGATGATTACGCCCGTTGACTTGCGGAAAGAACAGCTGCATTTTGCCGTTTCAAAAGCTTGTCCCGCAAGCTCGTTTTCGAGCACTTTTTTTAGTCTTTCGGCTGTCTTTTCGTGTCTGCGCCGTCTCTCGGCAAGCTCTTTCTCCTCCGCTCTGATGAGAGCCGCTTCGGCCGTTTTGTTTTTGATGACCAAAGCAATGGCTTCAAGCTTTTCCTCCCTTTTGAGTTGAATTTCGGCCAAGGCCTCAATGTCGGTGATCTCGCCTGTTTCCGGGTCAATAATCCTCGACAGAACCTCGTCCATCTCCTTGTTTATTTCGTACAATGTCATTTTCTGTGTCCTCCTTAAAATAAAGCTCCTCGCATGGGTGTCCGAGAACGCCTGTTGTTACTTGCTCTTCGTCCGGGATAAAGTGGTATAACTGCTCTGCAATCATTCGAACACCTTCTCCGCCTCTTCAAGCTCCCTTTGCTCTTTTACCGCTTCGGCGAAAACCTCCTCCATTTCGGGGATAAGGTCTTTTGTGTCAAAAATCATGCACTTAAGCGCCTCGAGCTCGTCCGAATTGAATGAATATGTTGAAAGCACCGTGTCGAGAGCGGTTGTGAATTCCTCGCAAAGGTTGTCTCGGCACCTTTCGCAAACTACGTTAAAGCAGCTGTATTCATCGTCATTGCGCTCCCCGCACAATGGGCATATGCTTGTGTATCTTTCCACTTGACTTTTCTCTTCCTTTCATGTATACTATTTATAGTGTTATTTTCTGTGCCCTTCCGAGCGTCTCCTCGCCGGTGGGCACTTTTTATTTTACTTCTACGAAAACGCCGTCTTTAACGGTGTAGTATGTGTCGGCTTTGATTTTTTTGCCGTCCACAATCGCCGAGCAAATGGCTTTTATGGGGTATGATTTTCCGTCATATTCGCCTCGCTCAACTACAACAATTGCACTACCGAGAGAAGCTTTTGCCTTGCTTTGATAACCGGTAACTATCGCCACGCTGTTTTTACCTTCAACGGTGGCCGCTGAATAGTTGCCCGTGTTGGTGGCCTTTTTTATCAAACCAATGAAACAA